CGGGGGATCAGTTGGACTGGATGGTTGCCCGAAACTCGACCACGCCGTGCCCGGTCAGCCCGTCACGATCGTAGAACACCCGCTCGCCGCGATGATCGAGCGTCACCAGCCGGTTGGACGGCAGGGCAAGCGGATGGTTGTGCAGCGCCCGCGCCACCTCATAGGTGATCGAGCGGGCGTCCTGAAGCGGATCGATACAGTCGCGAGCCCAGACATGGACGTTCAGCGTAATCTCACTGGCCTCGATGCAGACGGCGTCGGCGCGCATCCCGAAGGTGTCGAAGTCGGCCACATACGGAAAGGCCGCATCTTCAGGCGCGCGATGCCAAATGCGTTGGTCGACAAGCGCGGTGAGGGCGCCGAAGCCCCGAAGACGGGCGATAGAAGCCCCGACGAGTTCGCGAGAGGGGGAAGCCATGCTATTTGCCCCGCCCTCGTTTTATCGCCCGGTTCAAGGCGCCCGCCACCTTTCGGCGGATGCGTTTCTGATGCTGTCGCCACGTCGGCATGATGTGCGGTTGTGCCGGCATCTTGCCCGCCGGCGCACCTGTCTTCTTCACGGTGCGGTCATTCGTTCCGAATTCCAGCCATCGCCACAGGAAACTGGCAAAGATGCCCGTCGCGTTCTTGTCCTTCGTCTCCCTCAGCCCGAACACGGCCGCGCCAGGATTGTCGGCAAGACGGCCGCCGCGAATGCTTTGCTGATAATCGCCGTCATCCACCGGCGCGCGCGGCCGGATTGCATCGGCCAGTTCGTTGGCCGCGGCGATCTGAGCTTCAGCCATCTGCTTTTCGGCATCGGGCACGAACTTGCGCAGGCGCGCGGCGACCTTCTCCCGACCCATGAACTTCGCCCGGATAGCCATCAGCTCGCGCCACCTTCCTGCACCAGAAGTTCCAGCTTGAGCCGCTTTCCGTCAGGATCGAACAGCGACTGGATATTGAACGTGCGAGCGGAATTGTCGGCATCCACCAGTCGCCAGCCGGGCGTGATCTGCCTCGTGCTGTCCGACTGCCAGATGGTCACGACATATGTCTGGATCCCCGCCAGCCGGCCGGCAAGAACCTGCTCACCGCCGGTCTTCGGCAGGAACCCGGCGAGCACAGTAAACTGCGTCGACCACGCGCCACCGGCCGGAACCGGGTTGTCGAATTCGTCCGCCGCCGCCGCTTTCTTCTGGCAATGTACGCGGATGGTAAGGCTACCTGCGCCGGCCACGCTTCGCCTCCTTCTTCGGCGTCGCGATCTTGACGGCCTTGCCCGCGGCGATGGCGGCCTCGGCGCACGGCGTCGGCACGTTCATTTCACAAGGCTGATAGACCTGGGACCATCCCGGCTCCGGCGACCAGCGGAAAGCATCAGTGAAGCGAACCCACATCACGCGCCCCTCCGATCGTTCGCCAACAGCGCGTCAACTCCGAGCGGAATGGTCGTCGCGATCGTTCCGGTAACCACAGCCTCGCGATTGACGAACCAGTGGTTGATCATCATCAGCATCGCGTGCTGCACAACCTCGGGAACTGCCTCGCCATAAACCGCCGTCAGGGTGATCCGCGAGCCGTGCCGGATGCGCGGCCACGCCTGCCCGTGGGCAACGACGATGGCAGGCTCGAGCCCGTCCTTGCGAACCTCATAGGCGGTGTCGTCAACGACCTGTTCACCACCCGCCAGGTCAACATACCCGATGGACACGACCGACTTCAGCGGGCCGTGCGGCAGGCGGGCGAGGTCATGGAAATCGGAGCACGGCGATGCGATGGTCTGTTCTGCCCATACGGCATTGCAATAACGTTCTGACTCCGAACGAGCCGTCTTGATCAGCCGCGTCAGCAGCGCGTTGAAATGCGTCTCCACATCGAGCACGCCGCACTGCTCCTTCGCCTCAGCGAGCGTCACCGGTTCCCAGGTGGGCGGCGTGACGACGGTCGACGGATACCACATGGGTCAGTCGCGCTTTTCGGGCGCGGGCCTGCGAGCGGCGCGCTCCTGCTTTTCGTCGTTTACCGGCACGGCTATGCCAGTGTCGATGAACCGCTGGGCTTCCGCGCCAGAGAAACGGTCAGTCTCCTGACCCGGCGATAGGGAAAAATCCGCCCCCGCCATGCTGACAAGCATCTTGAGTTTCATGGTGATCTCCTTTCGGTTTTGAGAGCGGGCGCCCGTAAGCGCCCGCCGTGCAAAGCCGAACGGCTTAGGATGCAGCGGTGATCAGGTGCTTGACCGCAGCAGTGTCGCCAAGCTCGCCGTCGAAGCGGATCAGGCCGGCGATGCCAAGATCGGGCCAGAAGCGTTCGCGCAGCACGCCGATGACCGGCGAACCGACCTTGCGGACGAAGTACTTGGAGAAGTCGCCGAACAGCATGACGCGGCGCGCGGCGCCCAGGGCCAGCATGTCGTCGTTGATGCTGTAGCGATATCCCAGAAGCGTACCCGGCTGCCCCGTGGTGATGTCGCCCATTTGCCACAGGTAGTTGCCCTGGCCGTCCTTCAGCTTGCGGATGGCGGCGAGGGTGGTATCCGCGAACATGAAACGTGCCTTGGGCGAACGACGATAGGCCGAGTTCACCGAATGCAGGAGGTCGATGATCTCGTCGGACGTGATTGCCGCCGTCGCTGCCGCTGTGCGGCCGAGCGTCGATGCCGTCACTACGCCATTCGGATCGCCGTCTCCGTCGCCGATGGTCAGTTCCTTGTTGGCGATGCGCGCCAAGCGCTCACCAAGCAGGGAGCCGAGCAGGGTTTCGAAGTTGAAGATCGAGTCCTGCGCCAGTTCCATAGAGAACTTCACGAACTCGGTGTCGTAGACGTAGGCATCCAGACGCTTCTGAGCGAACGTTGCGTCGCTGCCCCCATCATCCGTGAGGGCCGTTCCCTCGGTGTGCTTCACCGCCGGAACTCCGGTGTCGTCCACTGTCGGGATGTTGATCTGATTGCCCGACGCGGTGTTGAGAACGGTGGCAATGTCCTCATCGTACATCGGCCCCCAGTCCTTCATGGTCTGGATGATGTGGTTCGCCAGCTCGACGGGGACGGTATAGCCACCAGCAGCGCCGGCGCCGCCAGTCGTGGTCTGCATGCGCAGCTCGGCAGCGTTGACCACACCTGCGCGAAGCACGGCGCGTTCCTCGTTCGACAGGCCTGACGGGTCGCCGCCGCCCGCAATGAAGCGGTGGAACACATGGCGGTACTCCAGCGCCTCGCCATCGTCCTGGCCGCGCGCCTCAGCATCGCCGGGGTTCGGACGTCTGCTCTCGCGTTCCTGGCGGGCGCGTTCCTCGATCCGCTTCTCAGCCGCGGCCATCCGCTGTTCGCGCTCGATGATGGCCTCGACCTTGTCGAACTCGGCCATGATGGCGTCGTGGCGCTTTTCGAGTTCGGCGGCGCGCGCCTCGTCGGTGTTCTTGCGGATTTCGTCGAGAGCCGAACGGGCATCCACGACGAGCTTTTCCCGCTTCTCAAGCAGTTCCTTCAGCATGGGTTTCTCCTGTGTGCTGAACGTCAAAAGGCCCGCTCGAAAGCAGGCGGCGAGACGGGAAGCGGGCGCTTGCCTCGTCCTCCGGCGATGCCGGGTGAACTATGAAATCTTGCGGAACCTTGCTTCCGCGTCCGCCTTGCGCCGTGCGAACGCGGCTGCGTTGTGCTGGCGTCGGGCCTCGTTTCTCGCCGCTTCCATGGAGCGGATGGCAATCGACGTACCGTCATACGCCGGCTCGGAAACGATGCTGACCTCGCCCAAGCGCACCTCAAGCAGCGTCCGCTTTGCCGGATCAACCGATTCGTCCCATTCCTGCCGGATCGCCTCGAACCGGAACGACATGCCCGAAACGTCGCCGCGCTCAACCAGCGCTTTCACGTCGCGTCCGTCCGTGGTGTCGGGAAGGTCGATCTCGACGCGCAGGCCCTTGTCGTCTTCAGCCAGCCGCAGCGTTCCAGCGGATACGCGGCCAAGAACGCGACCGGTATCGTGGTCGAAATAGGCGCGGACATCGTCAGTGCGCAGCGTGTTCGTGAAGGCGCCGCGCGCGACTACCTCCTGAAACCAGCGGCCAATTTCAGCGATCTCGCCGAAGACGGCGGCATAGCCTACGACGGTCACGCCTCCGTCGTCGTTCGCACGATGCTCTACGGGCTGCACCAGCGACCGCAGCTCGGCCTCAGGCTTGGTCGTCATTGCCGTCTCCGTTTTCAGGCGTCGGTTCAGTTGGCGCCGGTGTGATGGGCTGCGTTCCGAGCACGACAGTCGCGCCCTGCACAAGCAACTCGTCAGCGGCGGGATTTGAGTGCTTCGGCCTGTTATCGAGCGCTCGCCCTTCGTTCGGCGTCATCTGCCCGGTCTGGATCGCGCGCGCCGTCGCCTCGATCATGGACTTGAAGTCGCCTCGCATCAGACCCTTCAGGTTGTGCTCGACCCTGCGCCCACCGTGGTTGCGGCCGAATATCTTCAGGCTGGCTTCGCTCTCGAACGCCTTCGCCCACTGGCCGATCAGGTGCTTGACCAGATGCAGATCCTGCTGCTCGACGTTCGCGAAGGTGCCTTTGCTCAGGTCTTGCAGGAAGACAGGCGGCAACTGCCACGATCGGGCAATCTCTTGAATCTGGAATAGCCGCGCCTCGACCATCTGTCCCTTGGCCGGGTCGAAGCCAACGGGCTTCAATTCGTGCCCGGCTGGGATCGAAACGATGGGACTTTTCGAATCTTTCGCCGCCTTGATCGAGCGTTCCACATCCGACTTTTGCCGGTCCAGCGCTGCGCCGCCTTGAGGTAGGGGGCCAGAAAGAGCGAGCGGAGGTACGCCGCCGCCGGCAAAGAAGTTCGACCCGTAGTCGTTCATGGCGATGGCGAGCTGGATAGCCTTGGTTGCCAGGTTAATCGGCCCGTAGTGCTGGAGCTGATCGGACTTCAACATGAATGGCACGTCGATCACGTCGGCGGCGGGATACTCCTTGCCTTCGAACTTGTAGATTAGCCGGAACCCGACGCGCTTGATGGTGACCTTGCGCGGGTCCATCGGCCACAGATTGGCCACTTCAGTCCCGTCGCGCTCGATCCAAGTGAGCCCGCGGCCGCCGGTGAAAACCTGCTGCCAGAAGAAGCACCGGAACTTGAACGAACTCATCAGGTCGTTCGCGTTCACATGCACTGTCTCGGCAGTCGTCCCTGTCAACACCTCGTCGCCGCCGACGCCGCGCTGATACGCATGCAGCGGCAAGGCCGCGAGCGTGCGCGACAGGAATGCAACTGCCGCGGCAACGGCCGGCACCGTCAAGGCCCGGTCGATCGTGACGTTCGGCAGGTCGACCGACTGCACGCCGAAGAACTGCAGGAAGTTCTCCGCGCTGACTGGCACGGCGGGGTTCTCCGGCGATGTCGCCGAACGGACCTCTGCACCTTTGCTTATCTCAAGGCTGAACTTCATGCGCCTACCAATGAAAATTCGGGATCGTCCCACGGCGACTTCGGCGGCGGCTCGTCGGTCGCCATGGAACGGCCAAGCGCCATGATGTGCGCCACGGGTCCATCGATCTTGTTCTCGTCGCCCTGCTTTCGCGGGTAAACCTGATCCTTGTGGTTCGGGATCGTCACCACGTTGCCGAGCATCCAGGTGAACATCGGATCGCCGTCATGGGCGATGGCGCGGCTTCGTATCAGCGCGTCCATCTCCTTCATCGGCTCAGAAAAGTTCTTCATCGAAGCGGTGACTTCGGTGCAGGTGATGCCGTCCGCCTCAAGCTCGCTCACCATCATGCGCGCCTGATCGGGATCATAGGCGACTTCCTGAAGCTGATGCCGATCGCGGATGCCGAGGATGTCGTCGCGTACCAGCACGAGGTCGTTCTTTTCGCCATCCGACTGGACGATCAGGCCCTCGCGGTGCCACGTCTGGTAGTGCTCGTTCTCGTCCTTCTCGATGGCGGCCGATGGCAGGTAGTAGCGCCCGAATCGGACGTACTGGAACCCGGCCTCAATCAGTTTGGCGGCCTTCGCACAGTCGCATTCGTCGAGCTTGAATGTGATCTCCATTGCCGCCACGTCCACCTTGGACGCAAGGTCGAGCCCGATGCGGCAGGGCTGCTTTGCGAAGTCCTCTATCTTCAGGCCGGGCACCGCGCTTTCGATGTAGCGCTGGACGTTGAAGTAGGCCGTCTTGGCATTGACCCATTCGTTCAGGTGCTTGGTTTTGAAGCGCGAGACGTGCCGGGCATTGTTGATCGCCTGCCGCTGTTCCGACAGCAGGAACTTCTCTCCGACGGATACCCCGAAATTCGGGTTGGCCTTCCGAAGCGCCAACTCCGATGTCCAGTCGTCGCCCGGCCGATAGTCGTCGTCGCCCGGCTTCCCGATCGGGCCGTCGATCCCGTACATCAGCGCGAACAATTCATCATCCTCGACAATCCCGTCGAGCATGCGCCTGGCCTCAATCATCATCGCATAGCAGGGGCCGGCGATGTTGGAACCGGCCGTTGAGATGACAAGGGTCAGCGGCTGATCACGGGCACCCATGCCGGTCTGCATCGTCGCGACCTGATCGTCGGTGTCGTGCTCGTGGTATTCGTCAACGATGGCACAGTGCGGCGAGCTACCGTCGCCCGGCTTCCCGATGATCGGCTCAAACCTGCTCTCGTTGCCGAGAATGTGCAGGTTCGACGCGTTCACCTGCACCCCGTAGTGCTCTCGAAACGCGGCCGTCCGCATCGCCATGATGCGCGCCGGCCGAAACACCTCCAGCGCCTGCTTTTCCGTCGTAGCACCGGAATAGACTTCGGCACCGTGCTCGCCGTCAGCCGCCAGCATGTAGAGACCAATAGCGGCTGCCCATGCGCTCTTGCCGTTCTTTCGCGGGACCAGTAGGAGCGCCCGACGAAATCGACGGAACCCGTCAGCCTTGTTGATCCACCCAAAGATGCAGATGGTCAGGAACACCTGCCAGGGCTGCATAACCAGCGTCTCCCGGCGTGCGGCCCATGCGCCCTTGACGTGCGGCATCAGATCGATGAACCGGCAGACCTTTTCGGCCGCCTTGGCGTCGAAGCGGAAAGGGTAGTTGCTGCTCTTGCTTGACGCCAGATCGTCGAGGTGACGCTGGCACGCCAGCCGAACCCACTTGCAGGCCGGCAACTTCCCAGCGACTACCTCTCTCGCGTAGTGGTTGCCGGCGTCGACATGCGGATGATCAGCCGAGCGCCTTGAACGGGTTGGCTTCATTCTTCGTCCTCGCCGACACCCTCGACTTCGATGCCGGCCCGAGTCCGATTTCCGCACGCAGCGCCTGCGCGCGTTTCATCGCGTCCGACCGCATGGCGACTTCCGGGCGCGGGCGATACATCGTGTCACCGGTCTGCGTCGTCGTCGTGTAGGTTCGGCCAAGGTCTTCGATGATCGCCGTGGTGATCTCGATTTCTTCCAGGCACGACGCGTAGGAGGCGATGACGTCCGCCCATTCGGCCGACAGCGTGCCCATGCCTTCCATCAGGACGCAGGTTTCTTCGAAAATCGCCGCCGCTCGATCCGACAGCCACGCAGGGCATTCCGGCCGGCCGCCGCCAGCCTCGGGCTCCGCGGGGTTCGTGCGGCACTTCTGCGCCGTGCCCGAAACCACCTTCAGGTGGGTTGGCTTCCTCGGTCGACCACCAGCCATGTTTCAGTTCCAGTTTTGCACGCGTGTTTGTCTGGTTGGGGCCGCCGGTCAGGCGCGCAATCGGGGAAGTTTTTGACCCTCCCCTCCCTCCCCATGGAGGAAAAATTTCGGGACAGGTTTTCCCATGGGCCGATTTTCTCGGATCGGGTTTTCACCTGCGCGCGAATGTTTCACGAAAATGTTTCACGTTTCATCGACCTCGACCAGCACGTTGGCCCCGCTCACCCATCCGGCGAGGGTGAATAGCCATGTCGCGATGGTCATGCGGATACCGAAGGCGCGGGGCATGCGGACGTTTATTCGGAGGATGGCCATCAGGTCGCGGCCATCGATTACGATCTCACCTGCGTTGCGCGCCATCTCACCACCTCATCACCGCTCCTGCGCTCGTAGGCGCTCCACCACTTGCCGATCGCTTCGAAGGTCTGTTCCCTCGGGCGGCTGCTGTCTGCCCTCGCACGGGCCATGCACTCGGCCGGCGGGGTCTCTATGACCACGATGCGCTCCGGCTGCATCTTGTCCGCCCACCACTGGCGATTGTCCGGCCGTGCCTCAGAGGCAATCAGCCATGCACGTGGCCATCGCGTCGTCGGGCGCATGATGTCGCCCAGCATCTCGTTGCGGGCGCGTATCGCTGGCGTCAGCCACTTCGCCCTGTCCCATCCGTGCAGAGGCTGGCCCGACATCTCCGACGCGATCACATCGAAGTCGATCACCAGATCGGCGAAGCCGGCATGCTCACGGGCGTATGTGCTCTTGCCCGAAGCTGGTGCCCCGCAGACGATCACGAGCGGGATAGTTGACGGCTTGAGCCATTCCGGTCGCCACTGGTGCTTGCCGAACGCCTGATCCAGAGCGGTGCGCTTAAGGTGGCATGGGCGGCAGAGAGGCCGCAGATTCTCCCGCTCGTTGTTGAAGCTGTCGCCGTCGATGTGGTCGACTTCCTCAGCGAGCGTGATCCGTCCGGCTTCCTTGCAGAACCGGCATAGCGGCTCCTGAGCCAGGATGACGCGACGGACCTTCTGCCATGTCCAGCCGTAGCCGCGCTCGGTCGTCGTTCGCTGATGAGGTAACAGTTTACGGGTCATATTGACTTGATGCTCACTCCTGCATGTGGCAATTTATGCAGGTGGCCCGCTGTTCTTCTCGGCTTTGCGGATCTTCTCGGTTTTGAGGGCCATTTCCCAAAACTACATCTAAAGGAGCTTCGCCATGCTCGCGCCCGGCGACCACAAGCCGTCCGTCCTCTTTGTCGACGACACGCCCCACAACGTTTTGTGCTCACACGCCCATATGGTTGAGGGTGTGCAAACCGTGCATCTCTTTCGCCTTTGTATGCCCTCCACAGTTGATGGAAGAGGCAAGAAACGCTTCTCAGCTTTCTCTCAACTTTGAAAAAAAGTCCGGCTCAATTGCGTTTCGAAGCAGTACCGTGACCCACGAGAAAGGCGAGGCGTTCGTCCAGTTCGACTGGCTTTAGCGGGACGCGAGGCGTGGGGTGGCCACATTACCGCCGGCCGGGAACGATCCCCAGCCCAAGCTGAACCACGCCTCGCATTCAATTCAGGACGGAACGGGCAGCGCTACCCTTTCCAGCATCCGGGTTCCCAAGGTGCGCGGATCGTATCTTCCTCCCGCTCCCGACCTCGATGTGCGGGCATAGCCGCCATCCGTGTCAACGATGCTGCCGTCCTGATCTGGTTCCAGGGGCACGATTCGAACGCGCCGCCGGCGGTTATGAGCCGCGCGAGCCACGGGGCTGCTCTACCCTGCCTGATAAAAAGTGTACTGTGTGCGCTTTTCCCCTTGCGCAATCGGGTGTACATAGTACAACATTCTTACCAGCCAACTGGGGCCGGGTTCGAAAGGAGGTGAGGCATGTGAGATTTCGGGTTACGGTTGTTGTCAGACTGTTCGGTTGGCGCCTGACACTGACAATCAGCCGGTAAACAAGGGGATCGGGCTTCGGCCCG